GTTCCACGCCGCTCTATCGCGCGCATTCCCGTCATTTGCGCCAGCGCCGCATCATCACGGAATCAGATTGCGACCCTCGCATCATCGGTGACGGCTCCTGGGGAGCGAGAGTATGAAAGCGGGTTATATCGTCTGGGGCAAAGCCGATACCGAACGCCTGTTCGAGATGCGGGACGTTCAGAAAATGGAATACAGCGCAATCAGTAAAGCGCTGAACCGCTCGGCGTCGAGCTGCATGTCCCAATACAGCAATGTTCGCCTTCGCATGCGTAAACATTCGGCCAACCCGCGCCATACAAAATGCCCCGATGATCTGTTTCTTGAACGTGAGCAGCGCAATGCAGCCCGGCTAACGCAATCGGAAACTGGCCGCGCGTTCGGCGATCCGCCGCCAGGATTCAGCGCGCTTGAGCAACGGGTGCTGGCGTGAGAGCAGTCCTTCGAAAAATTGATATCACAGAATTTTCGAAGATCGAGCCGCCAGCAGCTCTCGGTGAACGGCCTAAATTCGCGTGGGTCGATATCGATATGCTGATGATCGATCAAACCTATCAGCGCGATATGACGAAACAGAGCCGAAAAACTGTCCAGCGCATTGCTGAGCACTTTAATTGGGCTTGTTTCGAGCCGCCGATGATTGCACCGATCGGCTGCGACCGATTTGCCATCATTAACGGCCAGCATCGCACAACCGCAGCGATGCTGTGCGGCATCGATAAAATACCATGCATGATCGTTGACGCCGATGAAGCGCGACAGGCAATGGCGTTCGTCGCCATTAATGCGGTTGTGACCGGCGTGTCTCCATTGCAGGTTCATCGCGCAGCCGTCGCCGGTGGCGACCAGGAAGCGCGAAAGATCGAAAATATCTGCAAACGCAGCGGCGTTAGGATTCTAAGAAATCCGATTTCTACTGACGCAATGGAGATTGGCGATACGACTGCCGTGCGAACGATCTATTCGGCTGTCAAGCGCTTCGGCGATGATCTTACAGAAATCGCGCTGACGTGCGCGCGGGCCGGCGGCGCCGGCTGGATCAATCCTGTCTTTATCAGGGGATTTTGTTTTGCGCTCGAGGCCACTCCGGAATGGTCGGAATCGCGCAAGCTTTTGAAGCTTGTCCAAGCGATGCCGTTTACGTCGATCTATAGTGAAGCTGGTCGGATCAAACAGGCGTCGTCTGACGGTAAAGGCGGTGCGGCTGGAATTCTGATCGCAAAGTATCTCGACAAACAATTATCGCGAGCGGCCGCATGACGCCTTCACAAACCCGCGAGCGACGTATCTATCTAATCCGCTGCTCCTACTTCATGCGCGGATGCACGGCGGACATCGCATCCGTCATGCGCAAGATGGGATTTATCGGCGTCATTCCCGCTGAAATAGAGCGGATCTGGGGCGACGAGATCGCCGACGACAACCCACTATTTTGTCAGGCGCGGCCCGTCGATGGATTTCCTGAATCACCGGCGCTTGAACTGCGTCAACTGCTTTCGAGGATGGCGGCATGACGCAGCTTGCCCTCTACGAAGCCGCCCGGAGCGCCCTGGCTGAATGCCGGTCGATCGATGAGGTTAAGGACATCCACGACAAGGCGGAAGCCCTGCGGGCCTATGCGCGCATGGCCAATGACGTGCAGCTCGAGGCCGACGCCGCTGAGCTTCGACTGCGGGCTGAGCGCCGTCTCGGCATCATGCTTTCGGCTGAAAAAGACGCAGGGCGGCTGATATCTGGCCGTCCTAAGACCCTGAAAACAAAGTCCGATAATGGTACGCCATCCGAACCATTATCCCGCCTGACGCTGGACGACATTGGCGTCGATAAGCGGCTGTCCGCTCGATCACAGAAGGTTGGCGGCATAGCGGAGCGTGCTTTCGAGGCAATGGTCGTTCGCAAGCGGGCGGAAATCCAGCGCGCCTCCGGTCGCGTCTCGCTCGATCTCGCCAAAACCGAAGACAAGGCCGAACGCCGTAAACAACGCATGGCCGCCCTTGCGGGCGCCGAAGGCTCGCTCAAAGCCGCCGGCACGTTCAACGTCATCTATGCCGACCCGCCGTGGGCCTTCGAGCCTTACAGCCTCGACACCGGCATGGATCGCGCTGCCGACAATCACTACCCGACGATGACCGTCGACGCGATCAAGGCGATGGACGTGCCGAAGATCGCCGCGCGTGATTGCGTGCTGTTCCTCTGGGCGACAGTACCGATGCTGCGCGACGCGCTCGACGTCATGGACGCCTGGGGCTTCGAATACAAATCGCATTGCATCTGGAATAAGGACCGCATCGGCACTGGCTATTGGTTCCGCAATAAGCACGAGCTCCTGCTTGTCGGCGTCAAGGGCAAGATCCCGGCGCCACTGCCAGGCACTCAGGCGCACAGCGTCATCGATGGCCCGGTCAAAGAACATTCGAAGAAGCCCATCATCTTCAAGACGATCATCAAGGGATTGTTTCCCGATCTGCCTGGCATCGAATTGTTCGCGCGCGCCGGCGATGACGACTGGAAAACGTGGGGCAAGGAATCTCCGGCTGAGCACGATGCCGATGGCGTCGTGATCGAGCCGAAAACACCAGAGCAAAAGCACAACGCTGAACTTCTTGACGCTCATCAGCTTGAGAGTGAAGCCGAAGGGTCTCGAATTCCTGCGTACCTGCAGCGGTAAAGTAAGCGTCTCCCTGTGAGTTTTCGAATTCAACGCGCGAATCAGTTTTCGCGCATGGTGAGAATTTGTCGGCAATCGGAGCAACCATGATGAGCATCGGAAAGAATACCATCGAAGGCACCAAGCTTCTCGGCATCGTGACTGAGGTCGAGCGATTGCGATCTCAGAAAAAGGAATTGTCCGAGCAGGAAAGCGCGATCATGGCGGCGGCAAAGGCGGATGGGTTTTCGCCGCCCGGCATCCGCTATCTGGTGAAAGTGCGCGAGATGAAGCCGCACGATCGGCAGGAAGCCGAAGCGATCCGTGACAGCTATTTGCATGCAATTGGAATGGATGAAGAGCCGCCGATGTTTCGGCTGCTCGGCGCGATGTTTGAGGACGCGGCCGGGCGTGAAAAGCTGATCGAAAAGTTTAAGGAGATCGCGCCACAGGAAGGCGACATCATCCTACGAATGGGCGGAGAGCCGATCCGTTTGTTTCGCGACAAGACGGGCGCTGTGCATGTCGAGCCATTCGTCGAACGCAAGAGCGAGCCCAAAGCGCCGCCGTCAGGTTTTTCGTCAAGGGAAAAACCGCCAGTGCCCGATGTCGACGACGCTGGCGCCCATGAACTTGGTCGCCAATATGCGCGCGACAATAAGGCAGTCATCGAAAATCCTTTCCCGTTTGGAGACACACGGAGAGCGAGATTCGATGAGGGTTGGCGAAAGGAAAATGGTGGAGATGGCATGGGGCCCGGCGAGGATTAGCTGGCCATGTTTGGATTCCGTGGACCCACTCTGCCGCAAGATTTCGGCGACATATTCGATCCGACTGAGGCGCAGGAACCAATCCTGGCCAAGCCGGTTCGAAATGCGTTGCTGGAATGGCTGACGGAGATATTCGCCAAAGATGAATTGGCGAAACTCGGAATCAGCGAGCGTCGTCGCGCGATCTTTGATGGGCCACCCGGCGTCGGCAAAACGACACTCGCTCACCATTTAGCAGCCCGGCTCGGGCTACGGATGCTTGCCGTGAGGCCGGACCGACTAATCGACAAATGGGTCGGGTCGAGCGGAAAGAATATCGGCGCTCTATTCGATGCCGTTTCAAAAATCGATGACGATCCGATCTTACTGTTTCTGGATGAATTTGACGCCGTCGCGATTAAACGCAGGGCCGCGGACAGCGGAGCGGAGGAAGAGCGGAATTCCTGGGTCAATACACTCTTGCAAAGAATCGAACAGCATAAGGGTTTTATCATCGCGGCGACAAATCATGCTGCGAGCATCGATGCCGCCGTTTGGCGCCGTTTCGACATTCACATCACACTTGATTTGCCAGGCCAATTCGAACGCGAGCAGATTCTAAAACGCTATCTCGCGCCATTCGGTATGCCGTCGCGGGCCCTTAACCGTTTTGCCGAGGCTTTCGATACAGCGTCACCGGCTTTGATGCGGCAATTTTGTGAAAATCTGAAACGGCAAATTGTTGTCGGTCCGAAGGTCGGATGGGATATGCGCAAAGCGCCCGTGATCGATCGGCTGGTGACGAGCGTGCAGCCGCATCCTGATATGGGTAAGCCAACATTGTGGGCGCTTGGCGGCAAGACGCCTGCAATCAGCGATTTACCTTGGCCATTGCCGTTTGCCGCTGATGTGATTGACGAGCCACGCATCGCTGCCGCGACCGGCGACAACGTAGTCAAATTGGATGTGACACGTCATGGCGGATAAATCTTCGATCGAGTGGACCGACGCGACGTGGAACCCGATTGTCGGCTGCAGCATCGTCTCGCCCGGCTGCACGAATTGCTACGCGATGAAAATGGCAGCGCGGATCGAGGCGATGGGTAACGCGCACCATTATGACGGCACCACGAAATCATCGAAAGCAGGCGCAGTCTGGACTGGCAAGCTCGCCCTGGCGCCAGAGAAAACATTGCTCGCGCCGCTGCGCTGGAAAGAGCCGCGCCGAATTTTCGTCAACAGCATGGGCGATCTGTTTCACGAGGACGCGCCCGACGAATGGATCGACCGCGTGTTCGCCGTCATGGCGCTGGCGCCGCAGCACACGTTCCAGGTGCTCACGAAGCGCGCGCATCGGATGCGCGATTACCTGATCGCGCGCAACGGAATGGGAAACTCTGCTCTCTGCGACGCCATCAACGAAATTCCTGCGCGGATGGGTAATCGACGCGGCGCACTAGAAATGCCTTTGCCTAACGTCTGGCTCGGCGTCTCAACCGAACGCCAGCAGGAAGCCGAAGAGCGCATTCCGCTATTGCTAGAAACCCCTGCGGCAGTGCGGTTTATCAGCGCCGAGCCGTTGCTCGGTGCCATCAATCTTCGGCGTTTCCTGACCGGCCATGAGGAAAACGGCATCGATCTTTCGCGTGAAGCAGGCAGCATGATCGGCGGCTGCATAGGTTGGACGCCTCCGCTCGATTGGATCATCGTCGGCGGCGAGAGTGGACCTGGCGCTCGCTCAATGCAGATCGAATGGGCCGCTGACATTCTCGATCAATGCCGCAAGGCTGACATCGCATGCTTCATGAAGCAGCTCGGCGCGCGCCCACGCAAGAACGTCACGACGACAGACGGCGAATACATCAAAACCGTCGACGTCAAGATGGCGGACCGCGCCGGCGGGGATATTCAGGAATGGCCCGGCGCGATGCGCGTCCGTGAATTTCCCGAGGCGCACGCATGATCGCGCCCGTCCTGTTCTGCAGCTTCCCGTCAGGCCGCATCGAGGCGATGCTCGGCAAGCAAGTCGTCGCTGAGATCAGGTCCGGTTTTGGCGGCAAGATGGCGGTTTACTACTGCCTCAAATTGCCGGTCGGAGGTCCAGTGCAGCCGCCCAAGCTTGCGCGCTCGATTACGTTTGCACGACAGCAGGTTCTCTTCCGCATCGCTGACTGGATCGAATCCTGCGGGCCGATTTTCTATCACGCCGCTGAGCATATTCGCGGCCAAGCCGAACAAGAACGAGACGTTGCATGACCGTATTCGTCGACGATATGCGCGCGCCTTATGGTCGCCTCGTCATGTGTCACATGATCGCGGATACCGACGCCGAACTGCACGCAATGGCCGACAAGATCGGCGTCGCCCGTAAATGGCACCAGGGCGATCACTACGACATCGCACTCTCGAAGCGGAAGATGGCGGTCGAGGCCGGCGCGCAGGAAATCTCCATGCGCGAACTCGGCTGCATGGCGATTCATCGCCGTCGGACCGGCATTTTGCCGTCGCCGGAAGACGCCATCAATTTACGCCGCCGAGCATATCCGCAGCCAGGTTGAACAAGAGAGGGACGCTGCATGACGATGAAAACCGAACGCCGACAACAGGCGTGGGACAAGACAAATGGTCGCTGTTTTTATTGCGGAGCGCATCTCATTGCCGATGATTTTGTCGCGCTCGCCGGGCTTTCACCGCTCCATTCAGGAATGAAGCAGATGCACGTCGATCACGGAATGCCGAGCTCGCGCGGCGGAACTGACGAAGCCGAGAATGCCTTCCCGGCGTGCGAAATCTGCAATGGCGAAAAATGCGACAAAACAATCGCCGACTATCGATTGTCGAAGGGTCTGCGGACGGGACGCATGCCCTACCGATTTTTTGGGGACCAAGAAGTCCGGCCCGACCATAATTTCTTAATCGTCGCGTCGCCGCAACATATCGGCGCGTTATTTCGGCACAATGCGGAACGATAATCACCGTGACTAACTCGAAAACCAAACGTCGCGCGCGCATCGCGAGCGACACCGCACATAGCTGGGCTCGCAATCTGCGGCTAGGGAACCCCTATGCCAAAATGGTGCTGCTGATGCTCACCGGCTATGTCAGCTACATCAACGAGGTCTGCAGCTGCTATGTCGGTATCGAGACGATCGCCGACGATACCGAACTTTCGACTGACACAGTGCGCAAGCGTCTCGCGTGGCTCGAAACCGTTGGCGCCATCGCGCGCTTTCCACGCTGGATTGATCCGAGCGGTCGCGTCAACAGCGAAGGGCTCGGGCGTCGGACTTCTGACGATATTCGGCTGCTCATAGAGGCCGACCAGGAAGCGATTGAGGCCCGTGCCAGTGGGTCTTTTGATGAACATTCAAAGCATGATTCCGATGGCGCTGACCCTCGCTCCCAGCAAGGGCAACAGACCGAGAACAAAACAGACGGCCCTCCGGTTAGCCCTACGCCAGCCCCCTGCCGACCCTCTGACTCGGGCAAGGGCCTAACTACTGAACCTGAATCCAACCCTGAACCTTCCTCCCTACCCTCCGAAGACGGAGGGTCGAGCGATGCTTCCGCTGACGAGCAAAGCGAAGCGGCAGATGATCACAACGTCGAAGGCTGGCAGGAATTCAAATCAGCGTTCGAAGCGGACGGCATCCCGATCATCCGGGTGTCGATCGCGAAGACGCTGTTTTCAGCGTTGACGACCGAACATCGGCACCGGGTAGCGCATGCGGCAAAGGGCTTAATCGCCTATCGGGCGCGTGAGAAAAAACCCGGCACCAAGCCGAGTGCGCAAACTTTCATCCGAGAGATCGACGCCTGGGCGGCGTTCGAAAAGCTTGCGCCGGCCGCACCGATCACGCGCATCAAAATTCAGCGTGGCAGCGAGGCCTTCAGCGCGGCCACGGTTTTCAAGATGCTGATCGACCGCACGGTTTTCACCGGCGACGAGATCGAGATTCGGGAAGAGCTCGCGACGTCGTCGGATTTCCTGGCATTGGCCCGTTTTGCTGGTGATGACGGCAGCGTTGACCGATCACGCTGGCTCTCGCTCGATCCGCATAACCCCACTGACAAAGCGAAGGTTGGCGCGTGGCGTGAACGAATCAAAACCTGGTCTGGCCGATGGGTCGAATTTGAAAAGGTGTCAGAGCTCGACGCGCAAGGCCAGCCGATAATCTCGATCCAAACGCACAACGGGATGGAATTAAAATTCCCGAAATTGCGTGAGGCCTTGCTCGTCCCGCTCGATTGGCCGCCCGCCAAAGGCGGCGGCACCGGGCCACCCAAACAACCGAACACGCTGATGACCGAGGATGACGCAGAACAATTCTCAAAAACAGGGTGAAAACCACATGCTCGCAACGATGCAGGAAGCTCGGAATGACCGCCCAACACGCTGGTTTATCGTTGCCAGTCACCCACGAAAGGAATTTGACGCGATGCACTGGATTATCGGTCGCGGCATGGACGCCTATGTGCCGATCGTCAGAGCTATTCAACGACGAGCTCGAGGGAAGACCGCTGCGGTATTAGAACCCATGTTTCGCAACTACCTATTTGTCGGAGATCCGATGGACGGCAAGCGCGATCTGATACCGAATCTGCCCTGCGTCATGCGTGTTCTCGAAGCCACAGGCAGCAATGGGCGATGGGCGACATTACGAGACAGCGTCGTGCAGGCGATCTTTCAACAGGAAATGCACGAACGCTTCGCAATGCCGCCAGAACCCAAGAAACGTATTACCTTTAAGCCCGGCGCCATGCTCAGAATCGTCGATGGAAAGTTTGTCGGCTTCGCTGCAAGATTCGACAGGCTTGCAAGTCGAGATCGAATCGTGGTCTTACACAATCTGTTGGGCTGTGAGGTCAAGACGACCTTGGATCAAGCTCAGGTAGTCGCGGCATAGGTCGAAGCAAGAAGACCGACGACGCAGCTCCGACGGACCAAGGCGATAAGCCCCGTCACATAGAGCGAGGATCGGCAAAAACCGACTCCATGCTTCTGCGGATGCTAGAGAAAATAGCCCGGCCATTGTGCCGGGCTTTTGCGTCATAGGATATGCGGTAGCGAGAGCTATCGTTGCCCTCCTCGGGCGTTTCCTCCCAAACATTGAACTTGGGCCGTTTGCCATGGATCGGTGAACGGCCACTTTTCCTGATCGGCTCACACGATGTTTGAATTGAATTTCAACATGGTGGACATGGAGCGTCAGGCTAAGGCGCTCGGCGGCGCAATGGATCAGGTGCCGTATGCGTTGTCGTTGGCCATGAACGATGCCGTCAAGAACACGCGGCAGGTTCTCGTGCAAAACACCTGGCCGCAGCATGTAAAGCAACGCAATGCAGGCTTCATCGGTCGCGCACTCCGCACGCTGTTCGCCACCAAGCACAGCCTGCGCGTTGAGATATTCGATGATCTCGGCCGCGCCCACCTAAAACTTCATGCCGATGGCGGCACGAAGACAGGCAGACGCAGGCTTGCCATTCCGCCACAAGGATCCGTGACACGCACGTCGAGCGGCGTGCGCAAGAGCGAACGACCAGCGGCCATCATAGCCTCCACCCCCAAGCGTGCGCTGCGTATCACCGCGCGCGGTATCTTCGTTGGCTTGGGTGGTCGCCTGCATCTCAAGTTCGGATTGACGCCGACGGCACAACAGCCCGCCGACGTGCCATTCGAAGCTGACTTTCGCGAGGCGATGACCAACGAGGTGCGCACCTCGTTTCCGGCTGCGATGGCGAAGGCGATGAGCACGCGTTGAGACGCGTGGAATCGTGGGGGGTCCTTCCCCAAGAGATGTCGCTCACGGGGCACGCGCGAGTGTGCGCTATGTGCAGGCTCGAATTGCTCTAGGGGGACTCAGCATCTTGCATAGGTTTTGACGGCATTTCGCGCATAGCGCTTGCCGGAATCCTTAGACTCGCTGACGCGTTTCCCTCGGTTCTCTGATCTGACGTGAATCCCCTCCAGAGCAGGCCGCCAGCGGGCTTCCCTGTGACTCCTGGCGTGTTTTGTTTGGGTTGTATCGGGTAGGGGGGACTCATGGGCCGAAAGGGGGGGGGGCGATCTTCCGAAGGCCAAGGCCGATGATGCGAAGGCGAAATGGCCCGCGCATCAGATCGAGACATGGGCCATCGCCGGCGGCGATCTCGCGAGCCTCGGTTTCTCGGAAGAGGAATTGATCAAGTTTCTGCCCGGCGACGACGAAGGCGACGAGGACGATGCGGGGCCGCAATTGGGCGGTCTCTCGTATTCAATCGTGGTGCGCTGTTCAGACGAAACGCATCAGGGCGAGCTTCTGGAAAAATTGGAAAAGGAAGGGCTCAAGTGCGAAGCGTTGATTTCATAGTCGAGACGGCACTGGACCGCACGCCGCGCGTCAAGCAGCTGTCCGGTATGTTCGACGTGCCCGCGCAGGAAAAACTCTCGCATCACTGGAAAGGCGATTTGCCGATCGATGAACGCGATTGGAATTTGGGATTGATCGTCGGGCCATCCGGCGCTGGCAAGTCCTCGGTGTCGCGGCAATTGTTCGGCGCCGAAAAGAAATTCACTTGGTCCGCCAAATCGGTCATCGATGATTTCGATAAGAAATACACCATCGCGCAGATCGCGGAGATTTGTTCGGCTGTCGGGTTTAATACGATTCCAAGTTGGATGAAGCCGTTCGGTGTTCTGTCGACGGGTGAGAAATTTCGCGTCGAGTTGGCCCGCGCGCTCCTCGAGGCCGATGATCTGATCATGGTCGACGAATTCACGTCTGTCGTCGATCGGCAGGTCGCCCATATCGGTTGTCAGGCGGTTCAGAAACACGTTCGCAAAAGCGGAAAGAAATTCGTTGCTGTGACCTGTCACTACGACGTGGTCGAATGGCTCCAGCCCGATTGGATGCTGGAGCCTGCAACGATGACTTTCCAATGGAGGTCACTTCGACGACGACCCGATCTCCATGTCGAGATTGCGCGAGTCGATCATGCGGCGTGGAAACTATTCGCGCCGTTTCATTATCTGACGAATGAGCTGCACAAATCGGCGGCGTGTTTCGTGATGTTCGTCGAGGGCTATCCGGCGTCGTTCGCCGGCGTATTGCACAGACCGCATCCCAAGGTCGATGACGTGAAGGGAATTTCGCGGCTGGTGACGCTGCCCGACTATCAGGGCCTAGGCCTCGCGATGATCCTGTCCGATACGCTCGGCGCCGCCTACAAATCGGCCGGCAAACGACTCCGGACTTATCCCGCGCATCCCTCGCTCGTGCGGTCGTTTGATCGGTCGCCGCGATGGGTTCTGAAAAAGAAACCCGGGGTGTTCTCGCCGTCGCTCGGTGAAACGTCCGGCCTGAAAAACGCCAACCGGACGCAAGACGGCGAACACGACGGGAAGAAATGGAATATGGGATCGCGGCCCTGTGCGGTGTTTGAATATCGCGGCGACGCCATCGCGCGCGCGGGTGGTAATGCTTTGATCACTGGCGACGACAAGGTCGCAGCATGACGATCTCGTGGACAAAAATCGAAGCATGCCGCGCGTCGTTTTATGCCGATTGCGCCGGCCGGCGATTGCTCGTGCGGCAGACAGTGCGTTCGCATTGCGCGTTCGGGAAGATCGGCTTGGAATATCAGGCCTCGATTGGCGGCGTTCGGATCGGGGAATTTCCCTCGGTCGATCTCGCCCAGGCCGCGGCGATTGCCCGCGCACAAACAAAAACGGCCCCGCGAAACATGCGGGGCCGTGATGTCGTCGGTGTAGGACTTTCGCTCGATTATTGACCGGCCTCGAACAACGTTTGCGCGCCGCGCATCGAACGGAATGGCAACCAAACGGGCGATGTCAACACCCAGCCGAATGGCCCGGTGAACCAACGCGACGAATGAGACGTCACCACGTCGACGAGCTCGACGCGACCGATGATGCCGCCGAACTGCAGCGCGACGGAATCGATTTTCACGCCATAGCGTCGTTCGATCTCAACGACGGAATGATCGTGCAGTTTGACCGCAGCGTGAATCAACAATGGGCCGCGATAGGTCGTGGCCCATGTACGGTTCTCGATGGGCTTGAGACCTGCGATGATCAGCGAGGCATAGGGCTGTCGCACTGTCAGGGCAGGTTTGCGAAGTTGAACGGCGTTCATGACGGGTCGCTCCTGTAGGGGGAGGCCAATGCTACGCGGCCTCGAAACGAATTTCGGTTTGAGTCGCCACGCGCCGCAGATCATGCTCCATCTGCAGCACATGCTTGCGGATAAGCACAAGTTGGTCCGCCATTTTCTTCACACGATCTGACGAGACGCGTTGCGCCGCGATACATTCGCCGTTCTGAAATCCGGCGGCGACCATATCGACGATCGATATGATCTTGGCTTCAAGCCGCGACAATGCGGCCAGGTCTTTCGTTGACGCCTTTGGTGCAGACGCAAAGGCGTCGAACTGATCTTCCGCCTCACGCAAGGCGATGCCGGCGTGTTTGACCTGTTCGGCAGTACGCAATTTGCCCGACGATATGTCGCGCACCAGTTGCGATTGCCGTTCCTTCGAGACCTGCGCGATACCCCACGCCATCGTTACGGGGAGATTGCCGCTTGCGACGAGCTTTTGAATGTCAGCCGCGAGATTGAGCAGCGTCAGACGTTGCGTGACGATGGCACTACTTTTGAGCCCGAGCTCGTCAACCACGCGATTGATCGAATAGCCCTGATCGAGCAACGCCTGAAACGCCATGGCTTCCTCGATCGGGTTCATGTCCTGGCGCTGCAGATTTTCGACGATAGCGCGCAATTGCATTTCCGCGTCATCGACCTTGACGATCTCGGCGCGAATGGTTTTCGCCTCGAGATATTGATGCGCGCGGAAACGGCATTCGCCCGCGACAATTTCGAAGCGGAATTTGCCGCGTTTGATTGCTCGCAGCGTGATCGGCTGGATCAACCCGCGCTTCTGAATTGATGCCGCCAGCCGTTCGATATGTTCCTGCGGAAACGTCTCGCGCGGCTGTTTCGGGTTTCGTGTGATCAGTGAGAGTGGGATCATACCCGCCATGATACGATCTCCCTTCCAGCAAGAGCGCGTGACACGGCTTCAACACTCCAGATGCCGTATTGACCGGTGAGAGACCTGCCGAACGAGGCAAGTTCTTCGACGATCACCACGTCGCCAGCGACAGAGCCGAAGACGCGATAGACGCGCAGCGCGCGGCCCGCGTACATGAACACGGCACCGGCGGGGATTTCCGCACGGCGTTCGATGACGGGCGGCGTGAACAGATCGAATTGTTGTGGGGTCACATTGGTCTCCTTGTGTTGTGACCGCTGCGAACGGTCTTGAAAAGATCAGGCTGATGGGGCGATCAAGCCCCAATCGCCGTAGAGCATGGTCGTGCTTTCTTGCGTGACGACGACAAGGCCGTCTTGCCATTTCATCGTCAACGCATTGTCGTCCCATTCTTCCCAAGCCGTGAGCGCGTGCGCTTTGTCTGCGGACGGCTTGTCGGTGAAATAGACGTTGGGGCCGGCGCCATAGGTTTGATGAATGCCAATGACGTTGTGCAGTGTCGGCCCGTTTGGTCCCCAATCGTCGAGGCTTTCGTCGATCGTTTTCCGGCCGTGGTGTAAATAGAGATCGAAAGGCATGGCTGGTCTCCTTGAGTGAATGTTGGTAGGGTTCTCGTGTTTTCGCGCCGCTTTGGATGGTCTCCTTGTCGGCGCGGGGACATGGGGCGAGCCCTGCGAAGGCTCGCCCCGCATCGTTTCAGATTTCCGAAATGGTAATGCGATCGCCGGGTCGGAAATAGGCGGTAGAATCGACGAGTGCGATGACGGCGGCCCTAACGATCTCTGCGCCTTCGTCGGTGTCGGTGGCCTCAACAGTCCGATTATCCAATTCGCCAGCTTCATTGCTGAGCGTGATCATGATACAACGCATGTTGGTCTCCTTTCAGCCGATTGAGCGTTCGCTTCGGCAATGCCTCTGCAAACGCGATGAGTTGAACGAGGGAAAACGTGTGCCGCCCGGTGCGTTCGATGTAGAGCCGCACGAGCGGACGCTCGCTCCAAAATGAAACGAGCGCGATCTCACGCGCGGTCATTTGAGAAAATCGAGCGTGATGGCAAACACGATTGAGAACGCAAGCGCGAGCGCGACAACGTGTCCGAGATTGCGCACGGCTGCGCGATGTGACGTGTAGAACATGATGGTCTCCTTGAATTGGCCCTGCGAAGGCCGGGTGAATTTATCCGTGTCCGTCTTGAGCGCAGCATCCAATTGGATGCGAACCGCCGCAGATCGAACATATTTCCGTAACCTTGACCACCTTGAATTCGACAATCTCAACGTCGGACATTAGGCAGTCACCGCAATTTACCGCTGGCGACGGCATGCGTTTGTCGGAAACGTGTTCCGATGTTTTCATGCAACGCGGGCAGATAAGATCAAATTTGTATTTCATGTCGATCATCCTTGGATGAAAAGATAAAGGGCGGCGATACCGTCGCCGCCCTCAGTTGAAACGCTCGAAACGCGAGACTAATTACGAGCGCTTGCCTTTCGCCTTGGCCTTGACGGTCTTTTTCGGCGCAGTCTTTTTGCCGGTTGGCCCGTCATAGTGCGACGTGCGCAGTTCTTTCGGCAGCCAGCCGGTCTTGCCGACATTGATCAGGGCGAATTTCGCGATCTCGCCCTTCTTGCCTTTCGAGACCTTGCGGGCCTCGTCGGCATTGACGGCTTCGGTGATGGCGGCGAGACAGAACGTCTTGCCGGCGCCCTCGAAATAGCCCTTGGCGTCGAAAGTCTTTCGCATCGCGGCGTTCATCACCTTCGGCGCGATGCCGTCAATGATGGCGTCGAACTTGCTCTTGATCTGATCCGGTGCCGCGTTCCAGCGTCCCGGGTTGATCTGAGCCGCGATGATTCCCGCCAGCATAATGGCGAGCGGGGTGCCATGCGGATGAGCGACGAGTGCGGTTTTGATCGCCGTTTCGCGTTGCTCCTTGAGACGGTCGACCAGGGCTTTCGTCAGTGTTGTCTTGCGCGTTTGCTTGCCTTTGGCAATCGACGCTGCCGCCCGCTTGTCGCCGTCGTTTTCGAATTGATCAACCGGCTTGCCGTTCTTGCCGAATTTCGGGGTGATCAATCCCATCGCGATCGACAATGTGCCGTCGTTCGCGATGCCGACATAACAGCCCGCCTTGGCGCGCTGTTTCGCCGTGATCGAACGGGCTAGAATGTCGCCCTTCAATCGGTCATAGGCTTCGGATGCCGCCTCGTTCGCATCCGTGTCGATATTTTCGTTCTCGCCATCGGCTTCGAATTTGGCGAGTTGTTTCTTTTCGTCAGGCGTCGGCTTGAACTGGCTTTGCAATTCCCTATAACGATAACGATCATGGGGGAGTTCGGTCACGGCCCACGCCCAGCCGCCTTTCTCGACGAGCTCCTTGCAGGTCTCGGCCAGTTTTTCGTCGACCATCGTCTTGACGAGCGCCGGATCAGAAACGACGTGATCTGAACCAAACAGATCCCGCGTCACTTTTCCGCCGCGCGCCTCATAGGCTTCGACGCCGATCACATTGAGATATCGGCCAACATTATTCTCGTCGATCTTCAATTCCTGTTTGACGCGATAGGGATTGATGAACCGATTTTCGCCGCGCGTGAGTTTGGCATAGATGCGGGTCTGATCCTTCTTGCTCGGGCAGAGCGTGAACGCTTGCGCGATCTCTGCATCGATGTCGCCCTTATGCCAGGCGGTGAGGATCGTTTCGTCGAGTGCGCCGAGCGCAAGACGCTGTTCGACCAGCTTGCGAGCAACGCCAAAGCGGGCGGCGATCGCATCCACGTCGAGCGGCTCGCTCTTGTCGGCGTTGAGTGCCGCGAACGCGCGGTATTCATCGACCGGGTGCATGGCTTGGCGCACGACGTTTTCGACAAGGGAGATTTCCCGAGCCTCGGCGTCTGTCACGTTCACCACGTTGACAGGAATGGGCGCGTCTTCCGCCCATTCGCCGTCCTTAACGAGCCATTGCGCGGCTTCGAGCCGCTTGCCGCCGGCAATGACGACATGGCCCTTGCCGTTGGGGCGCACGATCAGCGGTTGCTGGATGCCGTGGGCCTTGATCGAGGCAATGAATTCAGGATCAGCGCCGCGCCCGATCTTTCGGACGTTGATCTTGTCGTCGATCCGCAATTGCGAGATCGGCAGATGCGTTGTGGTTTGTGGAGTCTTCATAGTCAGTCTCCTTGAGTGAACGTCGCGCTGCGAACGCGGCGGGTGTGCCGAAAGCGCACCATCAAGCCCATCGCTCTGACCGATGGGCTTGGGGTTGAGCTCCTACGCGGCTTCGGCTTGCGATTCGGCAAGCACACGGTTGCGCAGATGATCGGCGGCGGCTTGCGCCTTGCTGGCAGCGGTCATGAAGGCGCGGTTGTCGTGTTTCAACAGCGCGATCCAGTGATCGATATAGCCAGCATGGCGCAATTCATTGTTCAATCCGAATTCAGCGCAGATAAACGCCGCACATAATTCGGCAATCAATTCCTCGGCGGCGTATTGACGATCGCCGAAGCGGTTCTTGAGATCGCGGTCGAGTCGCGATTTGTGCCCGGTCCAATGGCCCAGCTCATGAAACGCCGTCGCATAAAAATGATCGGCGTTCTTGAACGCCCCGAACGCGGGCAGCGAAACGTAATCGTCGCTCGGGCGATAGTAGGCTTCGCCGTGGCCCTCGCGAAGATCGGCGCCGCTCGCTTGCAGGAATTCGTCGATAGTGGCGTCCCGTTCATCGGGATTGATCGGCGGTTTGGTCGCTGGCTTTAAGATTTTCTCTGGTAGTTCGTCGCATTGCGCGACATTGAACACGGTGAATTCCCGCATCATGGTGAAACTGCGGGTGGACTCTTCGTCGGTCTCAGAAACGGTCGTGTCGCGCACGTTCATGCGTTTCACGAAATAGACCTTAGTGCCATGTTCGCCCTTGCGGACGTGGCCGCCAAGATCGAGTGCTTGTTTGAAGGTCAGGAATCGCGGCGTCGGCCAGCCTTGATCGGCCGCGATCCAAAGCAGAATTACATTGCAGCCGCTATAGGGGCGGCCCGTTCCGGCATTGTGAGGATGATTCATGCCTGGCGTAGAACGCCACGGCTTCACCCAGGGTAACGCGCCTTTTTCCAATTCGGACAAAATGCGCGCGGTGACATCGGCATAGAGATCGCGTTTCATGATTGGTCTCCTTGTGTGATGCTCTCTGCGAAAGAGCGGTTAGGGCATTACGGTGACGGTGATGGCTTCGTGACAAACCGCGAGCTTCACGGCATCTTGGATTGCCTGGTCGAATTTTTGCGCGGGCTTTGACCAATAGGCGTCAGGATCGCCGCCGATCTTGAACGCCCAATATCCTTGGCCGCGCGGCTTGCGACCGTGGGCGCGTTCATAGGGTGTGCTATCAATCTTGATGGTCATCGTAGTCTCCTTGTGTTGCTCGCTGCGAACGAGCTGGTGTAATCGCAGACCGTCGGGGCGGCTCTCACCACGCCCCGCAAGTCTGAGATCCGTTTCGACGTTCCGCGTCATCGGTGACGTGCGCTGCGGTTTCATCGGTTGATGCGGGCAGGCGTGTCGGTTGTCGCGTTCGGTCGATATCTCAATATGGGTGAATTCCGTCTCGTCTTTCGGGGTTCGATCAATCAATCAGCGTTCGCCGATCTCGCTACTGCGGTCGGGATTGTTTTGCGTTGGCAATCGACGTGCGGCTGGCGCTTTGTGATTGCGTTCTGATCTGATCGGGGCGAATGGCGGCGTGGCTCGTAAGCGTTGCCAGCCAAGTATCTTCGCGCCCTTTGGGACTTTGCGGATTCAATTTTCAAACAGCCCGGAACTCTGTTCCGTTTTGATGCCCTTTTTGCGCGGCGGGCTTGGACTTCTTGGCGAACGTGGACGTGTCGGTCTCGGAGTTCGCGTCTGTCAATAAAGTGACGGATGCCTATAAGTAACTCAAGGGCTAATTACTGTAGAGTAATCAACGTCTACTATCGATAGAACGCGCATTTCCTGCGAATACGTCAAAAATCGCTCATTTCGTCTCTATTCGCGATTGTCGTTACTTTGAGAGATCGAATGGTCGACACACCAGCGCCAACAGCGGAATCCGGCACGATTGCGCCAGATGTCGCGGCGCGGTTGTTGATGGTGACGCCTGATGAATTCACGCGGCTCGCCAAGGCTGGTTGGTTCGCCGCGGTCAGCAAGGGGCGCTATCGCATCGTCGATGTGGTGCAGGGCCACATTCGGTTTCTGCAAAAGCAGAATTTGCGCACGGGTAAAACCGTCGCCGAGGCCGCCGCGGCGATCGACATGGGCGTGCGACGCTTCTTTGAATTGCTTGAAGACAACGTGATCGTGCGCAAGGCGCGAGACGCCGGCTACGATCTCGACGAAGTCATTCTCGATTACATTCGCCATCTGCGCAAAGTGGCATCGGGTCGCGGCGCGGACAACGAACTCGATCTCGCCGGCGAACGCGCGAAATTGGCACGCGAACAGACCGAAGGCATCTCGCTCAAGAACGCCATCGCGCGCGGCGAATACGTGTTGATGGGTGAAGTCATTCGCCAGGTCGAAGGTTCGTTCGTCGTGGTCCGGCAACGGATGTTGTCGATTCCCGGCAAGATGTCGGACTCGCTGCGCAACCAAGACGACCGCGAACTGATCAATACCGCTTTGCTCGAGGAGATTACCGAGGCGTTGAATGAACTCTCCGAACCATCCCGCATTGCCGAACGAGCAGGTGGCAATGCAGGCGGTGATGTTGGCGGCAGCGCTGGCGCGCGCGACACGCCTGCTGCGGCCGCCGCCGAAACTTGACCTGATCGAATGGGCGGACACCTATCGTCATGTCGCTGCCGGTACGACGGCGAGTCCCGGGCGATGGAAGACATCGGCGCAGCCCGTTGCCTATGGGTTGATGGCGGCTTCCACGGACAGCGATACGCATACCGTTTCGGCGATGGCGGCAACGCAGGTCGTCAAGACCGAATGGCTGCTGAATCTCGCCAGCTATTATATTCACCAGGACCCGGCGCCGATCCTGTTCGTGCAGCCGTCGCAAAGCGCGGCGGCGTCGTTCTCCAAGCAACGCTTTGCGCCCACGGTCGCCTGTACCCCGGCATTGCGCGATCTCGTGCAGGTGCCAAAGACCCGCGATAGCGAAAACACGATCTCGCATAAAGCGTACCCTGGCGGTTCGCTTGATTTCGTCGGGGCGAATTCGCCGACCGATCTGTCGTCGCGGCCCAAGCGCATCGTCCTCGAGGACGAGATCGACAAATACCCGCCGAGCGCCGGCGCCGAAGGCGACCCGCTCAAACTCGCGGAAGAACGCGCATCGACTTATAGGGCGCTTGGGCTTGCCAAATTCGCCCGCGCCTGCTCGCCGACGGTCGAGGGTTTTTCCCGCATCGACCGCGAATACAAGGCGAGCGATCAGCGCCGATGCTTCGTCGCGTGCCCGCATTGCTCGCACGAACAGATTCTTCGATGGGATCATGTTCGTTGGGACAAGGATGAAAACGAAACTCATCTGCCCGATACGGCGGCCATCATCTGCGAATTGTGCGGCGTCGAATGGAGCGAGCGTGATCGTATCGCCGCGCTCGATGGCTTGGCGACCGCACGTGGCTACGGCTGGCGGCAGACTAAGGAATTTACTTGCTGCGGCGTGAAACAACAGCCCGCGGATTGGGATCATCGCGGCCGATCGCGCTGCGCGGAATGCGGCGATCTGGCACCCTACGACGGCCACGCAGGGTTTCATGTCAGCAAGCTTTATTCCAAGCGTCATCGCCTGCCGGAGATGGTTCGTGAATTCCTGGAGGCGCAGGGTCATCCTGATCTGTTGCGCAAATTCACCAACACGGCGCTGGCCGAGGTTTGGAAACAACGTCTCGGCGAAAGCTTCAACGACGCCGATCTGATGGTGCGCGCCGAGCCCTATGGGCCGGACAATCTGCCGGACGCAGTTCGTGTCGTCACTGGTTTTGCCGACGTGCAAGGCGATCGGCTCGAAGTGCAATTGATCGGGTGGGGCCACGATGAAGAGTCCTGGCCGTTCCTCTACGAGATCATTCACCAGGACCCGGCGCAGCCCGCCGCGTGGAAGGAGCTCGACGCGCTGATCAAGCGCACGTTCAAGACGGTGGCGGGCCGCGAATTGAAAATCGGTGCCTTCGGCATCGACATGGGCGGTCATCACGGCGCGCAGGTATTTGCGTTCTGCCGCCGCCGAAGGGGCCGCAGAATATTCGCCTGCAAGGGCATCGCCGGTCCGCGTTCGATCTGGGCGGGCCGTTCGCAGCGTTCGAAGACCAACGATCCGATCTGGCTGGTCGGCGTCGACACGGCCAAGGACGCAATCATGGGGCGTCTGAAAATTCAATCGGCGGCGAACGGTGCGCCCAAGCCCGGGTTTATTCATTTCTCGACCGGCGAGAATTTCGGGCCGGAATATTACGAGCAGCTCACGTCCGAACATCGTGAGACGCGCAAACGCATGGGACAACCCTATGCGGTGTGGGTCCTACCGGAAGGCAAACGAAACGAAGCGCTCGATACCTTTGTGGGTGCGCTGGCGGTTAGACGTTCGCTGCCGCGCCGTATCCTGAACAATCTCGAATACGAGATCGGCACCACGCCAAGTCCGCCGGCGGTGCCGAACGCGCCTGGCGCGACCGTCACGGTGCAGCCGCAAAAGCAGAAACGCTCTATCGCGAACATGCTGGCAAGGTAGTTCGATGCATTTCAATCCGAATGACACGATTGTAGCCGGTCAGCCGCGTGCCACGCTGCAACAATGGTTAAGCGATGCGCAGACGGCGCTTGCTGCATTGATGACGGGTCGCCGCGAAGTTTCGGTCTCGTATGACGGAAAGGCCGTCACGTATTCGTCTGCCAATCGCAGCGACCTCGAAGCCTGGATCGGTCTTCTGCAACGCCAGCTTGGCGTCAATCGCGGTCGCCGCGCGCTGCGACCGTATTTCCGGTAGAAACGAAATGACCGGATCAAGCGTGACCATTCTCGGCCCTGACGGAAATCCGATGCAGCGTCGCCCGTCGAAGGCCCGCGCGCTGTCGGGCGGCAATGGTCGCTATTCCGGGCCGCCTTACGATGCGGCCGATATCGTCTCGCAGCACATGGCGGGCTGGTCGCCCTATCTTGGGAGTCCCGACGCCGAACTCAATATCTATCGCGACCGCATCGTGTCGCGCGCGCGCGATGCCGTGCGCAACGATGGCTGGGCGTCCGGCGCCGTCACGCGCATTCTCGATAATGCCATCGGCGCCAATCTGCGGCCGATTGCAAAACCCGATCACGTCTTCCTCGCTCATTTTACCGGCAACAAAGCCTTCGATCATGTCTGGGCAAAGGAATTTGCCCGTGCGCTTGAAGCGCATTGGCGGACCTGGGCCGTGACCGATCTCGGCCGTTATTGCGATGCGTCTCGCAATATGAGTTTCGGGCAGATGGCCCGGCTTGGCTTCCGACACAAATTGATCGACGGCGATGCGCTGGCGGTGATGCAATGGATCCCCGAACGTGTCGGCCGCGGCGCGGCGCGTTATTGCACGGCCATTCAAATCGTCGATCCTGATCGGCTGTCTAATCCGCAGATGCAATTCGATCAAAAGATCATGCGCGGCGGCGTCGAGATCGACAAATACGGCGCGGCAGTCGCCTATCACATTCGCAAAGCCCACCAAGGCGATTGGTTCAGCGCGATGGAATCGCTGACCTGGGAGCGCGTCGAACGCGAGACCGCGTGGGGACGCCCCAAGGTCGTGCTCGATTACGATGGCGATCGCGCCACGCAACATCGCGGCGGCGCGGGGATTTTCACGGCCGTTCTGCAACGTCTCAAGATGCTGATCAAGTATGACGGCTCCGAATTGGACGCCGCGATCATCAACGCGATCTTTGCGGCCTACATCGAATCCCCGTTCGATCACGAAATGACCGCGGAGGCCTTCGACGACGGCGAGAAGCTTGGCTTCTATCAGCAGGGCCGCAAGGATTTTCACGAAGGCGAAAAGTCGCTCACTCTCGGCGGCGCGCGCATTCCGATCCTGTTCCCCGGCGAGAAAATGGCGACGATCGACGCCACGCGCCCGACCGAGAATTTTGCGCCGTTCGAGGCCGCGATGTTGCGCAACGTGGCGGCCGCAACCGGATTGTCGGCACAGCAAGTCAGTAATGATTGGAGCGATGTCAATTACAGCAGCGCGCGCGGCGCGTTGCTCGAAGCCTGGAAGACTCTGCATCGGCGCCGGCATGATTTCGCGGAAGGTTTCTGCGCTCCCATTCGCGCGTGTTGGCTGGAAGAGTCCTTCGAGATCGACGATCTGCCGTTGCCGACCAATGCCCCCGATTTCGCTAGCTGCCGCGGTGCCTATTCGCGCGCGCGCTGGATGGGACCGGGCAAAGGCTGGATCGATCCGGTGCACGAGGCGGGTGCTGCGATCATGCGCATGGATGGCGCGTTGTCGACGCTCGAGGACGAATGCGCCGAACAAGGTCTCGAATTCGAGGAAGTGCTCGAACAGCGCAAATACGAAATCGAGCTGTTCAAAAAATACGGCATCCCGACGCCGGAATGGGCCGGCCAAATGTTTACAGCCACGCAAGCAGCGAAAAAGCCGGAGGCGGTCTGATGACGGCATTGCTTGATCGCTTCTACAACTCGCCGCTTGCTTTGTGGCCCGGTCACGTCGCGCCAGTGTTGGACATGCTGCGCGATGCGCCACGTGTTCGAATGCTCGATGCGGCGGTGCTGGATACGATCACACAATCAGCGCAGCGCCCTTACGATCTCGTCGACGGCATCGCCATCGTGCCGGTCAAGGGCGTTCTTGTGCATGGCTATACAGGGTGGGGCTGGGACGAAACGGATTACGCCAGCATCGATCGAATGTTTGTCGCGGCCGTGAATGACCCGGAAGTCCGTGCCATCGCCATGCATGTGAATTCGCCTGGCGGCGAAGTCGCCGGCTGCTTTGATCTCGCCGAGAAAATCTACAAGATGCGCGATCTGAAACCGATCGTCGCCATTCTCGACGAATACGCGTTCTCGGCGGCTTATGCGCTCGCGAGTGCGGCGGACAAGATTGTCGTCCCGCGCACGGGTGGGACCGGGTCCGTTGGTGTTATCACCATGCACGTCGATATCACCAAGGCACTTGAGGAATTCGGCATCAAGGTGACGACGATCCAATACGGCAATTACAAAAGCGATTCCTATCCGACAACGCCGTTGTCGGAAGAGGCCCGCGCCCGATTCCAAAAAGACATCGACATCATGGGCGAGATGTTCGTCGAGCTCGTAGCGCGTAACCGCGGCATCGCCGCGGAGAAAGTAAAAGCGACTGAGGCGGGATGCTTTCTCGGTGCCGCCGGCGTCGCCCAGGGGCTCGCAGACGGCGTCATGGCGCCTGATGAAGCCTTCCTCAGTCTCATCGAAGAGATTTCCTAAATTCACCTTCAAACTGTGGAGAACACGTCAATGAGCGCAACAACTTCGAGCGTTCCAAAAATTCCTGCAGCGTCACCGTTTGCCCATCTCGCCAAGAATTCCGTGAAGGGCAACAAAGCCGAGGACGACGACAAGGACAAGCCGAAGTCGGAAGACGACAAGGACAAGCCCAAGTCGGAAGACGACGACAAGGACAAGCCGAAGTCCGAGGACGACAAGGACAAGCCGAAGTCCGAGGACGACAAGGACAAGCCGAAGTCCGAGGACGACAAGGACAAGCCGAAGTCGGAAGACGACGACAAGGACAAGCCGAAGTCCGAGGACGACAAGGACAAGCCGAAGTCGGAAGACGGCGACGACGAGAGCGACGAGGAAGACAAAGCCAACGCGAAGTTGCGGCAAGCCCGCGCGCGCGAACGTGGGCGCATTCTCTCGATCATGACGTCGGATGCCGGGTTGGCCAACCCGGAGGCGGCGGCCAGGCTTGCGACCAAGACCGAGCTGTCACGCAGCGAAGCGATCTCGATGCTGCACGCGGTCGGACCCGCCGCATCGGCTGCGGAGCCCCGCAAAGACGCGCTGCGTGATCGCATGTCGAATGAGCGACAGCCGGAGATCGGCGCCGGCGACGGCGACCAGAAGCCGGCCGGCAATCTTGCTCAAATGATCGTCGCTGCCGACAAGAAGCGTCGCGGCGAAAAGTAATCGCGGGTTCCGCGATTACGGACTGAATTTCCTCAACATCATCAACCGAAAGGGGCGCCGCAATGGCTCTCAATCCCAGCACGATCGGTGACAATGCTCAACAGCCGAGCGTTTCCGCCGAAACCTTCATCCCCGATCAACTGATCGCGGGCAGTCTCAAGCTCGTCAGCGATGTCGGCACCGTCACCGGCAGCGCGGCTTTGCCGCGCGGTAGTGTGATGGGTCTGACGAAATTCGGCAGCGTTGTCGGCACTGCCGGCAAGGGCTTCGCGAGCGGGTCGATCGCCGTCGCGGTCAATCCGACGGCTGGCGATACCCTGACCATTCAGGGAACCGTAGTCACGTTCCAGGCCGCGGTATTCGATACGGCACCACCGGCCAACACGGTCAATATCGGTGCGACCGCGGCCGCGACCGCCCAGGCTCTCTTGGCGTTCCTGCAGAATTCGACCAACGCCAACATCTCCAAGATGACCTATTCGCTGTCGGGGGCGGTCATCACGGCGACCTCCGTTGTGGTCGGTTCGACCGTCGGCAATGCGTTGACGCTGGCGACTTCGAACTCGACCGCGTTCACGCTGTCAGGCTCGACTCTCTCCGGTGGCGTCAATAACGTCGGCGGCGCGACGCTCAGTGCCATGACGGCCGGCAACAAGGTTCAGGCTGGCAATTACGTGGCAACCTGTCTCACGGCCACGACCGCGCAAGTCGTCGATCCGAACGGCGAAGAGATCGGTATCGCGACGTTCGGCACGCCGTTCCAGGATGCACAGATCAATTTCACGATCACTGCATCCGGCACGGCTTGCGATGCCGCGACCGTTCCCGATCAGTTTGTGTTTCTGGCGTCGCCGCAATCGCCCGGCCTCTACAAACTCGCGACCGCTGGTGCGGTCGACGGCAGCGAGGTGCCTTCCGCGATTCTGGCCGATCAGACCGACCCGACTTCCGGCAATGTGAGCGCCGGCGTGTATCTGATGGGTGAATTCAACGGCAACGTCCTGAATATCGATCCCAGCCTCAGTCTTGCGGCCGTCAAAGCCGCATTCGCTGGCAAGGGGATCTTCATCAAGAACGTTGTCTCCGCCGACGATCCGAGCTGATCACAGGCTTCCGCCGCCCTTGAGGCCATCGCCGCCCTACGCGGCGATGGCTTGGGGCTTCACTCTTTTCAAATCTCTCACGGAGATAATCCATGGCTGCAACTCCCGGCGGGAACCTGATCTATGACACCAATACTTTGGTGCAGGTTGTCCCGAACCTCAAGACGTCGCAGAATTTCTTGCTCAAGAAATTCTTCCCGACGGTTGTCACCGCCGATTCCGAATTCGTCTCGATTGACGTGGACGTCGGCAAGCGTCGTCTCTCGCCCTTTGTCTCCCCGCTCGTGGAAGGCAAACTGGTCGAGCAGCGCCGCATTCAGACCAACACGTTCAAGCCCGCCTACATCAAGGACAAGCGAGCGCCCGATCTGCGCAAGCCGGTCCGACGCATGATCGGCGAACGCATCGGCGGCGACATGAGCGGCGCCGAACGCGAGATGGCGAATCTCGCCTTCGAGATGGCCGACCAGGTCGACATGCTCAACCGCCGTCTCGAATGGATGGCGGCCCAAGTGCTGGCGAACGGAACCGTCACCATCACCGGCGATGGCTTCCCAAGCTCGCTGATCGATTTCGGCCGCGATGCGACTCTGACGGTCGCGCTGACGTCGACCGCGTGCTGGACGCCGACCTATGTCGCCAACGGCACGGCAACCCCGACGCTCAACATCGAGGCCTGGCAACGTCAGATCCTCAAGAAATCCGGCGCAACGGTGACGGATATCGTGTTCACCACTTCGTCATGGGAAGGCTTCATCGGCGATCCGCTGCTCAAAGGCGCGATCTACTATCCCAAGCTTGGCGATTTCGGCAATTCCATCAATGTCGGCGCCGAGATCACCAAGGGCGCCGTCTACAAGGGACGTTGGGGCCAATACGATCTGTGGCTCTACAACGATTGGTATGTCGACAGTGGCACCGAAGGTGGCACTGCCGACAAGGAATACCCGATGCTCACGGACGGCATGATTGTCATGTGCGGTCCCGACATGATGGGGACGCAGGCCTTCGCGCAGATCATGGACCCGGCGTTCAATTATGGGCCGATGGCCTACGCGCCCAAGACTTGGGTCGAACAGGATCCCGCGCAGCGTTATCTCATGATGCAATCGGCGCCGATCGTGATCCCGTCGCGCGTCAATGCGGCCTTTGCGGCGAGCGTTTGCACCGCTGTGTTCACCTAATGAATTATCTCTAGGGCTCGCTCACGCGGGCGAGCCCTAGAGATCACGTCCGTAGATTTTTTCACACTGTAACTGGAGAGTGCAATGCCTGACGAGAACGCGAAGGGCGGCTTGCCGCTGAAAGAGAAAATGGCCAAGGGAATCGTAGCCCGTGGCCGCACCATCATGGTGCCGCACCCAACCAAACGAAAGCTTGCCTACACTCATCCCGATAACGGCAAAGCGATGATGAGCCACGAGATGTTGGAATACGGCGAAGGCGCCGAACTCGAATTGACCGAAGATGAAATCAAATCGCTCCGCGAGCGCGGATTTTTGATCGACCCGACCAAGGCCGTTCAGCCTCTGGCCGAAGGCTCCCACGTAAAAGAGATCGGCAACAATACGCAGGTCAAGGCAGCCTGATCATCGCTCAAATTCTACAGCGTTCAATCGATATTTCCGTCCGGCTTCGGTCGGACGGAATTTGATGCATTCCTATGGCCGTCAAACTTCTCTTTGAAGACGATGCCAAGCGCCCTTTCAGGTCGGTCACGCCCGCGCGTCAACCGCCGCCGGCCAAGCCGCACGAAATCCCGCGCGATGATCCGCGCCCAAAAATTCTCAATCAATCCATAGGAGCTGGTTGTATGATTCCCAGCATCATCATCGTTGGCGCCGACAAGGGCGGCGTCGGCAAGACCACGATAACCCGCGCGTTGCTCGATTATCTCGCAGAGCGCAATATCCGCATTCGCACCTTCGACGCGGAATGCCCGGCCGGCGATCTCAAGCGCTTCGCGTCCGACGCGGAAGTGGTCGATATCAGCCGCGTGCAGGATCAGATGAAGGTGTTCGACGGCATCGGCAGTGATGCCGTGACCGTGCTAGATCTGCGCGGCGGTCTGTTGTCGAGCACGCTGCAGGCGCTCGAGGACGGCAAGCTGTTGGACGAGATCAAGGCGAACAAGATGCAGCTCATCTTGTTGCATGTGCTCGGCCCGACCATGTCGTCGATCGCCGAAGTGGCACAGGCGGCGAAGCGCATCGGCGGCGGCGCCGCGCACCACTTCATCGTCAAGAATCACATTAACCAGACGCAATATTTCGAATGGGATCAGGGCGCGCCGCGCGCGGAATGGCAACAGATGGCCAACGTCACCATCGACGTACCGCAGCTCAGCGAGATCGCCTGCGAGACACTGCAAAAGCTCGGCGGCTCATTCGCGACCTTCTGCGGCGACAAGCATCCGGCCGGCCCGCAATCGCGCATGCTGCGCGGCGGCGTCAAGACCTGGCTGGAGACGGTGTGGAAGGAATTCGACCGCGTCGGCATCAATAAACTGATCACCGCGTGATCAGTGACTGCGACCATCGTACCATTCAAGCCGCCGCCGGAATTCGGCGAAGTCACAGCGCCCTGGTGGAGTGACAAGACGGTTTTTCTGATCGGCGGCGGTGCGTCTTTGTTGGGTTTCGATCTCAAGCGTCTGTGCGGCCTCGGTCATCTCTGCGGCGTCAATCAGAGCATGTTATCGCTTCCGGTCGCGGCTGGCGTGTCGGTTGATCATCGCTTCGTCAAAGAACGCCGTGTTGAGATCACGGAATTCGCCAAGACCACTCAGCTCTATCTTTGTTTGGGCAACGTGTTCTGGCGCATCCTCGATCCTGTGCCGGGCGCGATCAATCTGCTGGATGAATTCAAACCTGGACTATCGGTTCGACCAACAACACTGCGACGAGGCTCGACGTCGGGCTATTCGGCGCTGAATTTGGCGGTGCTCAAGCGCGCGAAACGAATTGTGCTGCTGGGCTACGACTACGGGGTGATCGACGGGCACCATCATTATCACGACGCCTATCCTTGGCACGTGGTCAAGGATCAGAACTGGTCGACATGGGCAAAAGCCTTTGACGCCGCCGCCACGCAATGCCGCGATCTCGGCATTGAAGTGATCAACGCTAGTCCGCGCAGCGCCATCGAATGTTTTCCGAAAATGTCGCCCGAACAGGCATTGACGATATGAATTTGTGGCGGGGCGGTAGATGAGAAGTTGGCTGATCTCGGTTCCGGTGTGGGGCGAACGATGCGTCGAAGTCTTTATGGCGGCTTCAATTCCGATGCTGCGTGTGGCCGCTGGCATGATCAGCGATGAAATTCGGCTAATCATCCACACCGACAATCGTAACGCATTTCACGGCGCCCACAGTAAAGTGTTGCCCATAGAATTCAGAGAATTGGCGGCCGGATATCAGTGGTTTAACGCTATGTCGCGCGCGCACCACGAGGCGCTGCGTATTGCAGGCGAAGGCGACATTGTGGTGCTTTTGACAGCCGACATGGTCGTGTCGGCAGAAGCCTTTGCAGCATGTGCGGCCCGCTTCGATGCTGGAAAAAAACTAATCTGCTGCGACGCCCCCCGCGTTTTGGATGCGCAGGTTTTGCCGCTAAGGCCGACAGGTCGGCAGTTGTCGGAATGGGGCTGGCGGCGGCGTCACCCCATCACCAACGAATGCATGTGGCCGAGCGGGCGATCCACACAACTGTCTAGGGTCTATTTCCAGAACGGCGACAATGCCGTGTGCCGGACATGGATGCCACACCCGCTGGCTTTGAAAAAAGACAGCCGCACCATAAAATTCTACCCGACCATCGATGTTGATTTGATTGGCAACTATCACAGCGATGAAATTCATTTGGTGACGAGTCCTGATGAATTGGCGGTCATTGCATTATCGCCGGCTGATCAGATG